ATGAATCGTTCAGCTTCAGCAAGCGCGGAACGCGCTCTTCCTTGTCTAAATAGTAACAACTGCATTGAGATTGAAAACTCTTTGGAAAACAAGGAAAAACAATTTCCGGTAAATGCGGAAAAATTCGCTAAATCCAATGAAAACCTAAACGAATTTTCAACTTCGCACAAAAAATCTGCTTCAGCCTTAGAAATGAATGTTCATCAATTCATCGAAGCTTTCGGAATTGATAACGTGGGCTTCCTAACTTTGACTTTTGCCGATGATGTTCAAGACGTGAAAGAAGCAAGTCGCCGTTTTCATAGCCTTAGAACAAACTTTTTGAAACGCCATTTTGAACACTACATCTGCGTTTACGAGCGCATGAAAAGCGGTCGTATTCACTTTCATTTAATCGTAAACACAAGACAAAACATCAGAAACGGCCTCAATTTTCGCCAAATTCAAGCTAAAAATTACTCAAGCGCAAACAAAGCACTTCGCCAGCTTTGGGTATTGCTCCGTGAAAACATGGGTAAATATGGCTTTGGCCGTTCTGAACTACTGCCGGTTAAAACCAATAGCAAAGGACTTGCACGCTACGTTGCCAAATACATTGCAAAGCATATAGACAGCCGTTTGCCTGAAGATAAGGGATACCGTCTGATTAGAACAACTATCGATAAAAAACACCTTTGGAAGATGGCAAACAGCAATTTTTCATTTGTATCTGCTGGTTCTCGCAAATGGCGAGAACAGCTAAGGAAATGGATTAGTCGCATTGACTCTTATTTAAAGTCCATGCCCCTTTATAAATTGCGTCCATACGAATCAATCAATCAGGACAACTACAACCACATTTTATCTGATTACCTAAGCCCAAAATGGGCATTTAAAAACCGAGAAACCATCGTAAATCTGATTTAAACAGAAAGGAAAAAACATGACACAAGAAACAGAACGCCGACAAGGTATGTTTGTTATCGCCTCTTTTGACCGAATGTTCACGCGTGAACGCAAAAACCAAGACGGCACATTTACCAAGACGCATTATGTCGGCCTGATTATCCGTAGCGAAACTGAAACGCGCCTTTGCGAAGTTCGCACCAAACACCCTGAAAAATATGAAGGCTATAAGCCTCAGCAAATCGTATCAATGCAAGTATTCCCACGCGCATTTAAAGACAACATCTATTTTTCAGACGAAGCATAAACAAGATTCAAGGCTTTGCGGTGTGCCTTGAATTGACCCCGAAACACCGCAAAACTTTTTTTCAACATTAACTAAAGGAAAACAAAATGAAATTCCAAAATCTGAAAAACAAGGCTAAATACGCCTTAGCAACTGTTGCAGTTTCTGCAATGTCTGCACCTGTAATGGCTGAAGGCATTTTGGACACCGTGAAACAAGAAATCACTGGTTACAAAGCCGAAATCATCGCATTGGGCGCCATCGTTGTAGGTATTTCTATTGCATTTGCCGTTATCCGTATCGGTAAACGCGGTGCAAATGCGGTTTAAGGTGTAATCATGGGTTATCAAGTAGGCCGAATTTGTTACGAAACCGAACAAGAAGCCGTCAATGTCTTGATGACCCAAGTTTCACCAACGATTGACAAAGACGGCGTGTTACATCACGCCGTTTTTGATGGTAAAGCTTGGAAGTATCAAGAACAGACAGTAAAACTTACGTTTCCTCAATGCGAGTATGGCGAATTTGCACAAGCAGGCCGTGAGTTAGGCTATCAGATTGTTTTAATAATGGTTTCATTATTTCTGATTGTAATTGCCGTCAAAGTTGTAGGCATGATAAGCCACAAGGAGGAAGAATGACCCCCGAAACCGAATTTCTTATAGGTATGTTATCGCCTTTTGCGGTAGCTATCTGTTTATACGTCTTAATCCGTAGTTTTCAGTAGTCATAACAAGGTATAAAGCATAGAATCTAATTTTCTGAAACATTTACGAAAGTTAGAAATGAAACCTTTTATTACTGAAGCTCAATTAGCACTTTTTAAATATCAACAAGAATCTAAATATTTTGGCAGAACATTTGCAATTATTTTTGCAGAAGAAATTTTAGAATTTTCCAAAAAAAATAAATTTATGATTATTGAACAAATTCAATGGTTTTTAAATAGAAAAATATCTAATGATGTTTGGAAAATATATTTTAATGATGATTCTGTTTTGTATATAAAGATTCATAATTTAAAGGTAGATTACCGTGATATTGAAATCCAAACTTTTGATTTTAATCCCAATTCTAACGATATTTTCAAATAATGCTTTAGCTGAATTACGTCATTATCCTATTGGAAATTCTCAAGTAAGATTAGGCATTGACCATTCAAAATCTGTCGTAACTGATTTTAGAGTTGATGGACAAAGATTTTCAGGTCGAATTATTGAGCCTGCAATAGTTGACCATATGCCATCAGGAGCTAGAGCTTCTGCTAAAGTACCTTTAACGATAGAAGCTTCAGTTTCTCGTAAGGCCGTTCTTAACGGAGCATTTGGCCTGGTAAAAAGAGGCGCGGCATTAGGAACACGTTTATCCGGTTGGGGTACAGCAGCTTATTTTGCTTACGAAGCCTATCAAGCTGTTAAATCTGATCTTGAATTTGAAGGTTATAAATGGAACGAAGTCAGCGAAGAATTTTTAAAGGAATGGCCGGCGCGTAATTGTATTATTACTCAAGACAGTGAAGGAAGAAATCATAAAACGGCATGTTATGGCGTAGATAGTTCTGTTTTAAGTGCTTACAGAAAAGGCGGTCAAAGCAGAAGAGAAGCCGAACAACTTATGCAAGGCCAAATGGAAAAACTAGCTGGCCCTTTCTGGGAAAAAGAAAAGTATGAACGAGATAACAGAGATAAATCAAAATTTTGGCAATACTTTTTTTTAGACGGATGTTACTTTAATTTGAATGGTGGTAGTTGTTCAGTTAAAAGAGGTAGCGACTCTAGAAGTTCAGTTTCATTTACTTTATACATGAGAGATACAGAAGTTCTGACAAAAGAAAAATTCATACAAATATCTACATCATCTATTGATGCAAACCCTACGCCCTTTGTAGAAGGCACTGGCAAACCTGAATATCAAGAAAATATCAAAGTTCCTTCTGGAACAGTCGTTACAATCGGCCCAGTAGAAACGCCCGAAGGCAAAAAGACCTATACAGTAACTTTCACGAATCCAACAAATGGCGGAAGTAGTGAAGCCTCTGTACAGACTAATAATAGCCCTGCACCGACTGGCAATACTGGCGGTAGTCCTGATGGAAATCCTAAAGGTAATCCTGATGGAAAACCTGACGGTAAACCTGATGGCAATCCTGATGGCAATCCTGACCGTAAACCTGATGACAGACCCGATGACAAGCCAGACGATAGACCTGATGACAGACCCGATGACAAGCCTGATGGAAAAGACGGTAAGGACGGCAAGGACGGTAAGGACGCCCAAGACCTTTGCGAAAAACACCCCGAAGCTTCGGCTTGTAAAGATTTAGGAGATACGGACTATAAAGACTTAGAAATACCTGAAAAAGCAATCAACCTAGAATTAAAACCGCTAGATATATTCAGCACTAACGGCACTTGCCCGGCAAACCCTACGTTCAGTTTAGGAGTATTAGGAACGTTTGATATTCCCTATGATTATTTCTGTAATATTGCCCGATTGCTTCGCCCTATATTGATTCTAGGCACGATCATAATGTGCGGATTCTTTGCGTTCAACGCAGTTAAGGAGCTTTAATCATGTGGGGCAAATTAATCACAAGTGTTTTAATGACCGTTGCAGGAAAAGTTATAACCGCGCTTGGCCTGTCATTCGTCAGTTATGTAGGGCTAAATGAAATTCAAGGCTTTCTGTTGTCGCATGTTCAAACGCAAATCGGAGGTATTCCTTCAGATGCCATGAACTTAGCTTATATCGCAGGAATTGGCGTTTGTCTGAACTGGATTTTCGGAACTTTCGCCTTTGTTGTATCGCTTAAAAGTCTTTCTAAATTGTCAGCTTCTATCAGTAAAAAATAAAAAGGGTAACGTATGCTTTATTTAATTACAGGTGTCCCAGGTTCGGGCAAGACCCTGAAAATGATTTCAGACTTAATGACACGTCAAGACTTAAAAAACCGCCCTTTATATCTTGACGGCATTCCTGAAGTAGATGAAAAAATCATTCCAAATTTGCCTATTCCTGAAGGCGAAACAATGCAGACGTGGCACAAATGGGCACCGACAGGCGCAATACTCGTTATTGACGAATGCCAGCGAGTATTTAGGCCACGTCCCAGCGGTTCAAAAGTCCCTGATTTTGTGGCCGAACTAGAAACACACCGCCATAAAGGCATTGATATTTTCTTATTGACCCAACATCCTAGACTGATTGACAGTAACGTCCGCGCATTGGTAGGTCATCATTGCCATATCGGTAAAACAAATTTAGGCGTTCGCCGTATGTTGGAATGGGAAAGGTGCGCAGACCCGACATCATCAAGAGACGTATCATCTGCTGTAAAAAGCGTTTATACCTTAGATAAAAAAGCATTCGGCGTATATAAATCAGCCGAAGAACACACCAAAATCAAAACCAAGCTAAGCCGAGTTGTATATATATTCCCTGCTGTGCTTGCCCTCTTAATTACCGCTGGTTGGTATATCTATTCAAGCTGGAATAATCGGATAGATACAATGAAGGCAGAACAGGAAAAGCCAAAAATTGAGGCGCAAGCCTCAAGCCCTGAAGCGGTGGGGGCGGTTGCTGTTCCAACAGCAAACGGCACCAACGCAGAAGGGCAATACACGCCACAAACGGCTATTCCTGAACCGCCTAAGCCACATCTATCAGAAGATGACTACAAGCCTAGAATTGAAGATAGACCCGAAACCGCGCCAATATATGACGGCATGAACAAATCAATAACCGCCATGCCTTGGCCTTCTGCTTGCGTAAAAAGTGATAATGGCTGTAATTGCTATACAGACCAAGGGTCTAAGATTGCGGAAATCAGCAAAAAAACCTGTTTAAGCTATATCAAAGATGGCTTGCCGTTCAATCCTTATAAAGCCAAGAATACCGAAACAGCAGAAGTTAAAGAAACCGTAGAAGAAATAGAAAGGCCACAAGTTTTATCTATGGGCGGTAAAAGTCAACAGAATCTAATGTATGACGGCTATGTCGAAAAAGGAAACGAAATAGGCGCACAAAATGGCGCTAAAACAGGTTCATGA